AATACAGAACGCCTTGAGGCCGATTAGCCATGTAAGGAACTGTTTGTGAATTAATTGGTTGTCCCGCACCAGGAGCAGCTGGAAAAGTAATGTTATAGGCACCAGTAAGATAATTAATCGTACCACGGTTATTAACCCACGTTGGGTCTTGGGGATCATCAGGAAGATACATATAGCCCAGTGATGCCGAAGCAGGACGATCAATAAGTGTTAAGCCATTGCTATTAGCATCAAGAGAATCAAACATAACGTAATGCTGTAAAAGACCAGATTGTGGAGTAGTGGGTACATTAATGGGATAATTATTAAGTATTGGCAGTGTACCAACAAAATTTACTGTTAAGCCATCGCCGGTAGCACCAATAGATTGGACCATATTAAGTTTGGGGTACACGCCAAAGAACTGTTCGCGGCATTGAGAAAAGTAGATTTCATAACCAGCAACATAAATGGGTTGATGAATCGAGGTATAGGTATTTACGAAGTTATAAAGTGGATCATTAGGATCAGTTGTATTCGTTTGATACGTATCTATATAGGGTTCCAGCCAAAAGGTGAGTGTCTTACGCAATGAGAACAGACGCAGCTGCTCAGGAAAGTCATACAGAACAAAAGTGTTGATGTAGTTATCCAGCGTAGGAGTGGATAGGAGTTGTTCTGACGGACTTCGTGTGAGTCTTCTGACTTTGGTGCGTATTTGTTCGAGGGTGGAATACGCGGCGTCTGGAATTGGCATTTTTTCCCCTTATTGTGCAGGTTTTTTTGCCTGCTCGGTTTTTTTTTCATCCAAGACCACGGGGGCTTCGGTAACGATATCCTCTTCAAAACATTCTGAAGAACCGTGGCAGAATTCTTCTTCATTTTCATGGGTTACAACAGTCACACTTATATATTTATCTTTTTCTCGAACGGGCACAACAATGGCAAATGATTTATCATCGACCTTAATTGTTGTAGCAGCGGAAATATCCGTTGTTAAACCAGCAAGTGCAACAAGATAAACAATAATCGGAATAGGCATACGTTCCTTTTAACCGTAAATATTATGTACAGCAGCGGTTAGTTGTTGATTAAGTTCGCCAATAGGCACGCTAAAGGCACACGTTGTATAATGTGGATTATAGAAAGGACTGGCGTCTGCCGGGACAGCAAACGCCGTAAAATTCGTTGAATCAATTGGCACGGTAAAATGATTATCGCTAGTTACTGTTATTGGAGCAGTTATCCCATTAATCTCGGGCATACCATCAACAGCAGGAACATCAATACGCACAATCGTCCCCGAAACATAATGATGCGGTATTAACGTTATAGCACCAACACCATCAACGGTGCCGCAAATAATGGTCGTCGGATTGCCTTTAATAATATACGCAATCGGACGCATTGCTGGCTGAAACATGGGATTAAGCATAATGCTACAATTACTAGCCATAGTATCCTTTACAGTGGTTCAGCGACTTTAACTAAAGGCTCTGAGGTCCCAAGCTCTTCAATATCAAGAAACTCTAAGCTTTGAAAACCGTAACGAGCGACTTTTTCCCCAACCCTCGCCATAGGTCTGCCATTTTCATCAACAACATATTTATGCACTGGTATCTTACCCGAAGAGTTTAAATGCTTGGCAACGCCTAATGGCAGTGTATAAACACCACCATCGAGAAGCTCATACTTTTCAACGGGATCTTCTTTATATTTGCGGTAAAAGCGAAAGATGCCTTTAACCATCTCACGATCTTTATCGCGCTGGTATTTTAAATTAACAACTTTTTTTGGTGTCTTTTGTTCTTGTTTAATCGGTACGGCAATTTGTGCCGCTGACTTAACGGTATTGTCCATCGTACTCCTTAACGGTAACGGGTGGGGACGATCCCCACCCCATGTCCCTAGTGTAGACATTTATATTCTGTAACCATAGAGATTATTACAGATTAAATGATTTACCAGCTCTCCAATAAACCACATCGCCAAGAATACCAGCAGGACCATTAGCAGCAGCGCCGATAGCGGCAAGCCCACCACCAAGAATCATGCCAATATAACCTTGGTTATACGTAGCATCATCAAGAACGCCACCAGCAGTTGTTCCCATAGGAACCGCTTGTGCAAACGTACAAGGAGTTTGCGCAGCGGTTGGGAAAGTAAAGGCAGTAAAGTTCGTTGAGTTGATGTTAACGGTAAAGGTACCAGCAGTGACTGCTGTAATCGTACCAATCAAGCCATTCATTTGTATCATACCGCAGACCGCAGGAACATCGATACGAATGTTCTGGCCTATCGTGTAACCATGAGCAACGGATGTTGTGATTACTGCTTGTGCTGCTTGTGTGATGTTAACGATCGTACGACGTGATGGATAGAACAGTTTATAGGTAGCCAAGTCGGGTGCTACAAATTGCCAGAAACCAGCTCCAGCACCAGCAGGAACACCGGGTGCCCCAGAGGCAGCATATGCAGGTGTAAAGTTGGCATTAGCAGCTACAGCGCCAACGCTGAAATCCATGCCGTTCCAGTCAGTAAAGGCTGTTCCGTATACACGAACAATATTACCAACGACAAGACCATTGGTATTTGCTGTGCTATAGACAGGAGCAGCGACGTTGGTACCAGCAGTTACCGCAATAGGTGTGCCGAGCATACTAGCTGACGAATCAACCAAGTTAAACGAATTAGCTACAGAAGCAACACTAGTTAATGCATCAGATGCACCATTTTTAACGTTCGCTACTGCTAATCCTGTAGGCATACCAGAGGACCAGAAATGTCTTACTGCTGTAGCATTTCCTCCACCTGGCTGGGCAATTGATTGCGTATAGTTAATAATTTCCATCCAATCGATACCAGAACGCACCGGAATGGTCATTGAGGTACCAGTTGAGATAAAACTACCCTGTTGAATGATTGTGTTATCCATGAGTTATTCCTTTCTTATGATAAGGTTGTGCGAAGGTTGAGAACCCACAGATCATTGAGAATACGTGGCACCGCAGCGAACTTATAGCCAGAGCTTGCGTTCATTGCTAATGGGCCATCAAACATTGGAGGTCGATAGATGAACTGTGCACTATAGCCATCTTGTTCGATAGTGGCATAGGCCTCCATACCGGTTACGAAGATGTTATACACATCTGCGCCGGCATTAGATGCCAATGGTGAAAGACTGCCAATAGATGATACCAAGAAACGTAGGTTGCCAATTGTACCCCACTCAGAACGAAGTGATTCATTCTTAGATGAAGGATAAGCATTCTTATGCAAGAAGCCTTCAACTTGCTCAAGATTGCCGGTCAAATTAGTATTACACATGGCGAAATACGCATCGCGCACCGGTGCTGTACCGAATTTATCCGAACCCTCAATGTAATCTGCAATGGTATAAGCATTTGCATTAAGCAATGCGCTTACTACCGTGGCAACATCGGGACGGGTAATTTCTGTAGGATTATCCGCTTCCTATTACTTTTTAGACTTAGGAGCTTCCAATATGTATAATACTAGTGAGGTAAGACAATGCTAACACAAACTGATTTCGCTTACATTGCTGGCTATACGGATGGCGATGGCTGTTTTTATATGGGAAAACAATTTTGCAAAAAACAAAACTATTTTAAATTTCCCATGGCTTTCACCATTGCATCTACCAATCCTATCATTATTGAATGGTTGAAAGAGCAATTTGGTGGCTGCCAAAGAAGAGACAATAAAAAACGATGCCAACAAAAAACAATGTACTATTTCATACTGAGAAAAGAACGAGCTATTGAACTTATTAAAAATATAAGTCCCTATTTCGTTGAAAAAGCCGAACAAGCAAAAACCTTTTGTGAATTCGCTGAAACCAATTCTACTGAAAGCAAAGATTACCTCATGCACGAACTCAATGAAATTAAATTTGCCTGGGACCTGGTAAGCAAAGAGCACAAAAAAGAGTTTGAACTCCTTAGAAAGACTATTATTCCTACTGAAATTGATTTCGCTTATCTCGCTGGTTTTATTGATGCAGAATGTTGTCTTTGTATCCAACGCTGGTTTAGAACAAAATATCCTAATCAGAAAGCCATCTACAAGATTCTTCTTCAATGTAACAATACTAAAGCACCTATTTTCAAATGGCTTTTGCAACGTTTTGGCGGACAGATACATTTTATTAACCGTAAGATTAAAAATCCTAACGAGCGAGATCAACTTACTTATAGACTTTCTGGAAAATCCCTTGTTCCTGTTCTTGAAGGAATTTATCCGTTTCTCAAATATAAAAAACCAGTTTGTGAGCAGCTTATGAAGTTCTATGCCACAACGCTCATCAATGGTGGCGCTCGACATACTAAAACCTTCCGGTCTCAATATGCCGAAACACTCAAAATCAGAGAAGAGATTGTAAGCACAGTTCATAAACTAAACCTCAAAGGTATTAAAAGCTCTTAAGCGGGTAGTCATTTCTGCTACCTCTCATAGTTTCCTATGAGACTCGACTATCGCATCCTCTATGCCATTAGCGGCTCTCGAGGTCCCCATATTTAGTCTGTCAGCCTGCACGGTTTTATCCTGCTTGGCCCTTGTTGTCTTCGCCATTATGCGGTCAGAGTTCCAAGTCAATTAAAGGGGATTTTAGAACGGCAAAAATCCAATTATGCTATACCGTTCACACCACCAACGCAGTTAATAAATCCAGCTGTTGCTGCAAGCATATCACGTGTTAATTGATCTTCGGTTTGTCGAAGAGAAACGCCCAAACGCTTAGCAGCCTCATTCAACACAGGATCTTGGTTTTGCAAAGTGACTTGTTCATTTAATATTACGTATGTTCCATAGAAGCTCATTGTGGCATCGATATCCACAGCACTCAGAGTCTGTGCTGGTGGTGTTACGCCAGAATTTCCCAATGGGACCATAGCTGTAGCAAGTGGGTTATAACGACGCATACGGAGTGTTTTTCCACCATTACGCGGCATTTGTTTTTTAACCGCAGCAAGATTGTGGATCATGTTTGGCACGGGTACGGACAAAAGCTTATAGCTAAAGCTTTGCTGTACTGGTGCACTCAGTAAACTAGTGGTTGTAATTGCCATAGTTTTCCTAGTGATAAAAATATGTATAAGGACAGAGTGGCGAATCTCTTTGTACGCCGAAGAGGCATGAATGCCATGGGTTGACGAGTCCCTTACGTCGTGGGTTGACGAGTCCCTTACGTCGAATGCTTTGATACGTGAAGCATGTCACGGGCGGGAACGACGGCCTTTACGTTCAAGATTAATGTGCAATAGATTTAAGAACGGGTCAATGGGGCAAGAGGCCCCATATTCAATTATTAATCATGCCAGTTAGCAAAACCATAAACACCAATTATTTCATCAATCGTAACGCGCTCTCTTGGTTTACGCATAAAAACAGATTTATAGCGTGGGAAAATTATCTGGTCTTCCCATCTAATAACTTGTTTTTCAGGTGTATTTACCGAAAATATCAAATCGAAAGCATGTGGCTTTTCAAGCGCATATAAAAGCCTATGGGCCTTAGTGGAAACATACTCTTTAAAATCATTCCAAGCTTCTTTTCCTTTAGGCCAATAACCTAGCAATTCATCATCAATATCAAAGCCCGCTAATGCTTCTTTAATCGTTTTCTGTGAATCTTTTGGTAGTTTTAAGTATTGTTCATGAGACCATGTGAAAAATTGCACATATATTTCATGCGTAAATACAGAAGTATCTTCATACATCTCCATTACATAATTCTTATAAGAAGACATGTCAGTAGATTTAATTTCAGACATTAGTTTCCTTACAGATTAATGCTCATCATATTTAGACCTGTTTGGGAATTTACGATAACAAATAAGATTTTCAGGTCAAGCGGAACGAGTAGTGGGAGTGAACTTTGCTACTCGTTCCATCTATGAAGGAGATATTATTATCGCATATTATGTTGCATCAAGCATAACCAGATAAAATGCGCCAAGTGCCGTAAGTATTAAAATCGTAGCAACAATCCAAAATGGCATACATCACCAAATAGCTGCTAAAAAAAGCATGATTAAAAACGCTGCTATAGAACCAAGAATATAATACGAAACATTAGTCTCGTCGGCCCATACCAAAATACCCAATAAGATCAGTACCAAAACGCAACTTGAGAAAAAGAGCCATGATTCAACTATGGGGTTCATTAATACGCTTTCATGCTTTCTTGCATCTCTTCCCAGAGTTGCGCTTGAAGTTCAGGCGTTAATCCATTAGCAAACGCATTAGCTTGCTCAAGGGCGCTCTTTCCTTGCGTAGGTGATATGGATTGTATAGGACGAGGCTTGGATGCATTCTTGGCGATCGTGATGCGATCTTGAATGGCAGTAGGATTTGGAGCAAGATCGAGCTTGCTAATCATGGTATATGCAGCTACTGCTTTAGCATAAAGATCTGGCGTTGCATTAAGAGTGGCAGCAAGTTCTGGATACTGTGCCGAGAGTTCCTTAACATTATCCGCCGATACAATGCGATCAAAATCGGGGTATTCAGCTTTGAGCCGAGCCTCAACGGTGAGCGATGCGGTTTGGTCTTGGTATGTCTTTAATTGCGATTCTAAACGCTTAATCTGGCGTTCTACCTTGGATAAATGTTTGCCTTCAGCAAGATCATCAGGGCGCAAATCAAGGGTAAGATCCTCTTCGGCTGGAGCGTTTGTTGTTGGTGCTTGGTGCGTCTCTAACGCTTTAAGTCGCTGTAATGCCTCATCGCGTTCTTTCTCGATACGCTCAGCCTTCTCTCGGAGTGCGCGTACATTACGCTCTATAGCATTGGCGACGTAATCTGGTTTTTCTTCAGGCTGCTTAGTTCGTTCTTCAGTTGGTGCAGCCTCTTTTTCAGGTTCATTAACTTCTTCAGCTGCAGGCTCAATAGTTAATTGTTCCTCAAGCGTTGGCTCGGTAACTTCAGTTGCCGGATTTTGATCTACGGATTCTTTATCGATCATTGCATTCCTCTTACGGTAGGACGGTATTAGCATCTTCGTCATTAAGTTTCATCATTAATGCTCCCAATGTGCCATCAGCAAATTTTAGCACAAAAGAAAGCAGTTCGTATTCTGCTGGTGCAACTTGTTGGCGATTTTCCAATAAAAGCAAACAGGTGTCTTTTGATGGTATTACCCATATTTGCTCGATACGCTCATCGATATGATGATATTTATATACGATTTGATCATAATCGGGCGTTGGGCACGATTCCCTAAAAAAGAAGTAATTGCGTAAGACATTATTTAAAAGCCGCTCTTTTTTAGTAAGAACAATAATATAAAAATCACCAGAAAGACGGCGCTTACCCTCGGCAACAGCTTCAAGAATGTTCTTCTCAAAGTCTTGATGCATAGCGCGCTCAAGTTCAATAACTGAACGCTCTTCAGGTGCTTTTTGCTGAAGATCAACCGCTGCTTTACCAACGGTATCTTTACGAGAAATAGCTTTCTTTTTTGACATACGGTATTCCCGGGAAAGGGGCGAACAGCGAGTATCGCCCCCAATGATAAAAGGCTACTTTTTCTTTTTCTTGCGCTTAATTTTAGCGCCAGCTTTACGTGCAACCGATAGCGCTATTGCTATAGCTTGCTTGCGCGGTTTACCTGCTTCTTCTTCTCGCTTAATGTTTTCGCCTATTGCTTTCTTCGACTTAGATTTAATCAATGGCATATTAGTCCTTTTTCCCATTGCGTAGGCTTTTAAGCGTAAGTGCTAAACGGGCACGACGGCCTTCTTTGCCTTTGGCCTTAGCTGCTTTTGCTAATTTCTTAGCTGGAATTTTCTCACCCTTTTTAACATGCAATTCTTTGCGTAAAGTGCCTTTTTTCTTTACCGCTTCTTGTATCCATAAGTTTTTTGCCATTACTACTCCTCAATTGAATACTTTAACCGGCTTTGGTTGCCGTTTCTCATCTTTTTTATGCATGCAATTCCAAAAAAGAGAGGGGAAAGC